CTAAAACCGCGATGACGGACAGATCCATCATCGTAACCGGTGTGCGTTCAGTCTTCGTCCAGTTGGCTCTAGGAGCCAATTTGACTGGAGTATTGGATGACATCGGACTGAGCATAGTAGATCAGCCTGATCGTAACCGGCAACTAGCACAGATCGGGTCTATGGAGAGATTCATAGGACTCGACGACTGGCAGGTTCCGTGCACGATCGACTTATCTGATGCTTCAGATACGATTTATTGTGAGCTTGTGAGGTACCTCCTTTGGTTGTGCCCGAACCTTCTTCGATTACTCGAAGCAGCTCGTGACAGGTTTGCAATGATTGAGAACGTGCCAAGAGAATTGGGTATGTTCTCAACGATGGGTAATGGCTTCACCTTTCCCTTACAGACGCTTCTATTCGCGTCATTGGTAAAAGCTACCTTGGCGATATGGAATATCCCGGAGTATGCTGTATACAATGGCGTTAGGAGACGTGTGTGGGGCGTATTTGGTGATGACATTGTTTGCCCGAAGACCGTGTATGAGTATATGATAAGCCAGTTTCATCAACTAGGCTTTATACCCAACACTAGCAAGTCTTTTGGCGACGGTCCATTCAGAGAGAGCTGTGGTACCGATTGGTACTACGGCTGGAATATACGTCCTGTGTATTGTCGATACCTTGACAATCCATCGGACTCCGTCTCTCTGTTTAATCGGCTCACCGATTGGGGATCCAACTGGGAAATTCCTCTCAGCGGTACACTCCAGTTACTCTGGAGCAGTATTCCGGCTCGTCACCGGAATGCTGTACCGTTATGGGAGGACTCCCGTGCTGGGATCAGAGCACCTAAATGCCTTGTGGGTGACCACGAGGTTGCGTTTGATTTTAAGATAGATCTCGACACTGGGCTCCGTAAGGGGCTCTGGTGCGAGAATCTAGCCTTTATTCGAACGCACGGTGCTTCACTCGGTGACTGGGTTTACAAACCGTTTCGTGCTAAGGCCAGCAGAAGATATATCTCTGTTGAGTCCTCGCGGTCGATAGATCGGGCACGAATAGAGTGGTCGGACTACCCAACCGACTATTCCATTACTGAGGATATGATGGTTCGCTCCAGCAATGGGGTTAGGACCAGAAAGGCGCCTGCTAAGCGCTTCTTCGTTGAAAACAGCGAAGGTTACCTCCTAATGGCGACTCTAGGTTATGTACGCGGTGACACCGTGGCTGTTAGATCAAACAGCGCAGTCACGTACAAGCAGGCGGACTGGTGTGTCGTCTCTGACTGGGACTTCCCACCTAGTACCTGGTTGCCGCGGCCTGGAGAGGCCGTGGTGTACGATGGTACGCTCGATCTCCGTAGAAACGGTGAAACGAGTGTCAGCCTTTGTCAGTATGCAGTTGCAACCGACTGGTCGGACCGTTTGAATGCCTACGCAAGGTATTTAGACGCCTTTACTCCATTCGCAAGGTGGTGAATGGAGTGGACTAAGTCCACGGACTAAACCC